CTATCCATTGCTTGGCAGCTTGATGCCGGGGGCGACTTTTTGCCATGGCTGTTCGTGCCCGCCAAGATAGTGTTCGGTCATCGAAGGTGCGCTGTGACCCATCAGCGCCTGGATCTGCTCAGTGCTCCAGCCGGCCTCCTTGAGCAGTGCGCCACCAAGCGATCTGATTTCGTGGAAGGTCGGCGGATTGTCGGATTTGATGCAAGCCGTGTCGCGGGCGTCAGCAAATGCTCGGGTCAGCTGTTCGGGCAGTACTTGGGTGTGGTGCAAGCGACCCTCGGCTCTGTTGCCGCTGGACCGGATGCGGGCTGGCAGGCGATGCACGATGAAAGGACTGGCCACGTCGTCGCGGCAGCGGGAGAGCAGGGCGGACAGGTCAGGGGTCATGGCAATCGACAGGCGCAGACCGGTTGACTCCTCCGTCTTGCCCGGGACCACCCACAGCGCATCATCGCGCACGTCGGAAAACCGCAGGTTCACTACGTCCTCGCGGCGCAGTAGGGTGAGCAGCGACACGTCCATCGCATTGCGCACCCATACCGGCGCTGCCGCCCAGATCTTCCGGTACTCCTGGATCGTCAGGCGGGCGCGCTGACGTGGCGCGCTGAGCTTGCGCGTATCGGCGGCGACGTTACGATCAGCCCAGCCCTCCTGGACAGCACAGGCTAGGATCCACGTCAGGGCTAGGCGGATCTGCTGGCGCGACCGCGGCGAATGGGTTACCTCCCGGATGAAGGTCGCAACGTCCTTCACACTTAGGTCAGCGACCGGGCGGTCACCCAGTCCCTTCTCGATCCGGTTGATCACACTGCCGTAGTTCTCGGCATTCTTGGCCGACCACTGCCGGTGAGGCATGTCATCGCGGCGAAACACCGCTATCGCATCGGCTACGGTTTCAGCTGGGGTGATTACAAGGGAAATTAGGTCGTCGGTCGGCACCAGCAGGGCATTCAGCTTCTTGGCTGCAGCAAACGCCTTGGCCTTGTCGCTGCCGAGATAGAACTCCTTTTTCGTCACCGGGTGGCGGTATTTAAACCGCTCCCGATTCGGATAAAGGTTGTCCGGCCAGCCCTTGCGGGAGGTTGAGCGCGAGCGCGGTGTCATTTTTCTCATCCTGCCAGTACGTGTTTCACCAACTCATCGCCGTTCGCCAGCCAGGCGTTCTCATCGATGTACCAATTGCCTCCGATCTTGCGTCCGGGGATGTCGCCGTTCTGCAGCCAGCGCCGGACCGTAAGCTCTGCCGGTGTACTGCCTTCGGCGAAGTACTTCTCGCGCCAGGCCTTGACGGTCATGAGCTTGTCGGCCATCACTTCACCTCCGGCGCGGCGATATTCGCGCGGAACCGTGACGGGCTCCAGTCGCAGGACTCGTCAGCCGGGATGTGCCCGAACATCGCCGTGCAGCGCCTGACGTGGACACAATCGCCACAGGTCTTGCCAGCAGGCAGATCCATGTCATCGCCGGCCCGGCGGTACGGATCGCGATCAGTCACCGGCCACCCCCCTCGCCCTTGGTGGGCTGCATGGCCCCTGCGCACGCGTGAAACCGCTTTGCAGACTCCAGTTGCCCGTCTGTCAGGGGTTCGTGCGGCCCAATGCCGAGGTGCTTTCGCAGCGGCTGGCCTAGCGGACTGCTGCCGCCCTGCCTGTGCCACAGCACCCACAACAGTGCATCGCGGTCAGTGGGCGCTGCGCCTGCCTGCCCGTCGATCTGGGCCAGCAGGCGTTGCCACCCTGCCAGCGACCCATCATTCGGCCCCGCATGGGCAATTGCCGCCTCGACAGCCTCGCGTACCAGTTCCAGGTCGATTGCAGGGGCTGGCTGCTCACTCGGCCGCATCACCGGCACGCGCCAGTCCCAGCCATCGGGCATGGGGATGTCGGCCCGCTCTACCTCCCAAGTGCCCGCAGCGTCATCGACCACGATCCACTTGCCGAAACCAAAGGCGCTCCACACCAGCGCCACTGCGCCCTCCGGCCACAGCTCGGCCGGGATAACCGGCCCGGTCATGACTTCACCGCCTTGCCGTGCTCGGCAATGAACTCGCCAACCTGGCCTGACAGCTCGCGCAGGCCTGACCAGTCAACGCAGTCGTGACAGGGGGGCGAAATGTGGCAGGAACAACCCTTTTCCGGCACTGCCGGAGCGTACTCCTCCATCCGCACCAGCAGCTCGGCCGCCAGCGCGGCCTGGGACTGCAACCGCGCATGGTCGGCCAGCAGGACACTCACGTCATCCACGTACTCGGCATCCATCCCTGCGATGCAGGCGCGCTCCAGCCGTTCCCGCACTTCGTTGATCTCACTCATGCTGCATTCCTCGTTAGGCCGGCCAGCGCTTCCAAGCGCTCGGCTTCGGCGGTGTAGTTGTCGTGGCGCTCTTGCGCGGTGAAGTGCATGCAGTCGCCCTGGGCCAGTGCCTGCGTTGCGGCAGCGCGGTATGCCCGGGCCAGCTTTGCCGGGTCGTGGTCGAACAGGTCGAGCTGGCCGGGCAGGGGTTTCATGCGGCGAGACGCTCACCGGCGGCAGCAGACTGCAGCCGAGCAATCAGCGCATTGCAGATCGGGCCGACCTGGTCAGCTGCATACAGCTTGGCCGCACGTTCGGTGCCCACCGGGTGGAATCCGAGCTGTGCCAGGCCATCGGCAGTGATCGACAGCGGTGCGATCAGGGCGTTGATGTCGCCCAACTTGATGGTGGCCGAGCTGGCGACAGGCTCTGCAGCAACAGCAACCGGCGCAGGGCTGGGAGCCGGCGCGGCAGTGGCAGGCTCAGGCGCGGGAGCGGCCAGCTTCGCAGCCTCCTCGGCCCGGATGCGCTCGCGTTCGGCATCCAGCCGGGCCTGCTCGCGCTGCTCATGCTCAGCAATGCGGGCCTTGGCCAGGTTGCGCAGATCCTCCGGCTGCTTACTGGCGCACAGCTGCACGCTGTCGGCGAACAGGTGGGCGTGGTCGGCGAACTCGGCCAGAACGGCGACGCAGGCACGTGCCGCATCGGCGTCCTGGTTGGCGTCGATCTTGGCCTGAGCCACAGCAGCGGCCACGGCATCGCGCATGCTGGTCAGCGACTTCTTGCCCTTGATGGCTTCGGCGATGAAGTGCTGCATGCCGGCCGGGAAGGTGCGCGCATGCTCGCCCAGCGAGGCATTGATGCCGGCATAGTGCCCGCGCACCTGCTCAACGCCGGCCGCCACGATTTCACCCCGGCGGCGCTCCTTTTCGGCCTTGACCAGCTTGTCCAGCTCCAGGCGCACGCGGCGGGTTTCTGCGCTCACGTCATCGATGGTGCGGAACAGCTCGTCGATGCTGGCCGTCTGGCTCAGGGCGTGCTGCTTTGCCGCCTCCAGCTTGTCCTCAACCGCCTTGGCCCACTTCACCGTCTGCTCGGCATCGGCGAACTGCTCATCGGTCTGCAGGTCGCGGTTGATGCTGCCGAGCGTAGCCATGGCGCTGGCCTTGAACTCGGCTAGGTTGGAGGCGGTGACCATGCCAGTCAGCTCGATGCGCAGGGCCGGCAGGGCATCAGGAGCGCGGCCGGCTGCGGCCGGTGCGCTCACCTCGGGCTGGTATGCAGCCACGTCGGCGGCCAGTTGCTCCCACCCGGCGAGGATCTGTGCGCGCAGGGCCGTGCTGCTGGTGTACCAGCAGAAGTTGTGCTCGATCATGGTGTCCTCGGCATCCCATAGCGAGGCCATGAACAGCACGCGCTCAGCGCCGGACACCAGCAGCTGCTGCTCCATCTGCACCTGGTAATGCGAGGGGAGGTGGCAGCCGTCATCGAGCCACACCAGCTCACGCAGGCTCGCATTGAGCGTCTTGTGCTCGAACGCGGTATCGCCGGTCAGGGTCAGGCCGTCGAAGCTGGCCGACAGCTTTCCATCGGTGCCAACGCAGGGGTACAGCTCTTCGCCGATGATCTGCTCGGCCAGCGGCCGGGCCAGCTCCTCGAAGCGGTGCCCGGCGTCGAAGCGGCGCTGGGTGGCAGCGTCGACCTCGGCAGCTACGCCGGTTGCAAGCTCGCGCACCAGCTGGGCGCGGCTCTTGTACGGGCTGCAGCCCATCATGGCCGGCGCGTCGCTGGCATTGAAGTGCTGGGCGCGGTGGGCGTGCCACTCGGCGCTGCCCTGGACCAAATTCACGATCTTCATTCGGCCACCTCCTGTGCGGCATCGACTTGGCAGGCACGGATCTGCGCCTTCTGCTTATCGGTCAGCTCGCCCTTGCTTTCGGCCATGGCGATGATGTCGGCGGCGCTGCGGCGACCGGCATCGATCGCGCCGCGCCAGGCGGGCAGATTCTTTTCGAAGTCCTCGGCCGGGTAGGCCTTGCGCTCGGTGATCGCGGCAACGGCCGCCGGCTGGGCCTGTTCGGCATGCACGGTCGGGGTGTCCATCACTTCCTCGGCAATCGGCATGCCGCGCAGCACGTCCGGGAACACATCGCGCAGGGCGAAGGCGCGAGCACGCATCTGGCGCATGCGCTTGGGGTACTGCGTCCAAGGGCCTTGCTTGCCGACCAGACCGGCGGCTCGGGCGTCCTCGACACTGAACGTGCGCACTTCTTCCGGCTCGCCGCGGCGCTTCACCCGACAGGTTGCCGTCTTGCCGTCGTCGGTCTCGGTGATGAACTCACACAGCGGGGAGCTGCGAACCAGGGCGATCACCGCATCGCCCCAGAGCGCCGGGCGACCGTTGATGATTGCCAGGTTCTGCAGCGCCTGGAGAGGCTTCAGGCCCAGCTCGGCGCCCCACTGGATCGCGATCAGGCAGTTGCCCGGCTTGCCCTTGAAATCCTTGGGCACCATGTCGCTTTCGGCCAGGTAATTGCAAAAGGTCAGTGCCTGGTCGAACGTCTGCGGGCTCAAATCGAACTGTTGGCGCTGCTGCGGCAGCGTGGTTACTGCGTTCATTGCTTGCTCCTGTCGAATTTCAGGCGCAACTCCGTCAAAGAGGGGCGCTGTAGTGGGTATGGGTGCCGCCTTTGGGAAGCCCGGGCGGCGCGGGATTGCGGCAGGGGAGGCCGCCGGGGAATTAGTGGGTGTCAGGCCATGCCGTGACCGGTCGGTGCTGCAGTTCGGCCCGCGTGGGCTTGGTCAGCGGCAGCACGGCCCGGATGATCATCGAGGTCAGCAGCACCAGCAGAAGGGTCAGCGGGATGGCCACGCTCGTTGCTCCGGCGCGCCAGGCCATGGCCACCAGCGGCAGCCAGTAGGCAATGAGGGCTGCGGCAAGGCCGGCGGTGATGAGGTCAGTCAGCTTCATGGGTCTCTTCCTTGTGGTCCTTGGGATCTTTCGGCTGGCCCAGCTGCGGAAACGCGCCGGGCAGGTTCAGTGCTGCGATGAAGTCCTCTTCCGTCATCCGATCACCGCCTGGGCGAACACCGCGAAGGTCACGCCGACGCTGAAAAAGAAGCCGGCGAAGATCAGCTTCCGGAAGGCGTAGAGGTGGGCTGCCCGGCTCATTGCTGCCACCACAGGGGCGACATCACGACCGGCAGAAAGAGGACCAGGCCGCCGGCAGCCATCAAGACGCTGCACAGGCACATGGCACCGAAATCGAGCCAGTCACGGCAGCCGAGGAAGCGCAGGAAGGAGTTCATGCGCCACCTGCCGCGTCAGCCAGGGCAGTGCGCAGCTGGTCGGCCGGCTCGCCCTCCAGGTGTAGGAGTGCGGTTTCGATGGCGTTGGTCAGCGTGGCCATGGCCGTCACGGCGCGCTTGGCGCGGCGCAGGCTGATGGAGTCGGGTTCGCCGCTCTCCTGCGTCATGTCCTCCATGTCAATGACATGGGTGTGCAGGGTGTCGATGACGATGCTCATGCGGCCACCCCCACGCAGATCGGGGTGTGGATGTAGATCAGGTGCGCCAGTGCCTGGTCGGCCGGGCAGCGGCGCGCGTCCTGCAGGCGCTCGCACTCGCGGTCGATGTGGTCAGCGACTTGCTGGCGAATCACCAGGCCTGCTTCGGCCAGGTCGCCAGCCACCAGAGCGGCGCAGATGGCCGGCTCCCACGAATCAGGGGCGTAGCCGATGGCCTCGGACACAAACGAGGGCAGGGCGATCAGGGTGGGCGCTGCAGCGGCGATGGCCTCGGCGCGCTTGCCGGTGGCTTCCTCGACCTGGCAGCAGGCCGTGCAACCGCAGTTGGCGTGGTAGCTGTGCATGGCTCAGCCCTCCATCGCATTGAGGGCGCGCACTGCGGCGCGGGCCTCATCGGCGGTGTCGTACAGGCGGGCGGTGAGGAAGTCACCATCCTTGCCAACCGCCCACATGGACGGGGCGATCTCGACTGCTTCGTACATGGCTCGTCTCCCTGCCCCTGTCGGCGGCTGCCGGTGTCGTGGGGCGATGGAGAAAGTAAACCATCATTTACCCCTTAAGGTCAACAGTGATTTACATCTTGGCTCAAGGGAGTCCGTCTGTTAAGCAAGTGTTCACTATTAAAAAGCCCCAGGAGCTGGGGCTTGTGCGATCAGGCTGAGGCGACCCGTTTCCGAGGCCTTGCAAAAAAGGTTGGGCCGCGTTTCATCGCCATGGCCAGCACTCGGTCAAGTAGGGAATCTAGCTCAACCAGCTCTGCATCGGAAAGGAGCTCAACAGGGCGACCACTAAGGTATGCGTCGCGTTCTGAAACTAGGTCTGAGAACAGGATGTAGGGAGCACGTTCGATAGCCTCGATGTGGCGTTTCCGCGTCAGAGGCAGCAGGAAAGGTGGCCGGAGGTCAGCCTCTGGCGCTCGTTGAATGGCTTGCATCATGAGCACCATCAACTGCTGTCTCGCGTTTTCCATCCGTACCCCTAGTTATTTGTCTTTGTTCTCGCCATGACGAGAAGTTCGTCAGGTTGCGTTGATCGATTGGCGACTCGTCCAGGCACATCCACTCATATACGTCAGCAAACAGCTGCGCTTCGGCCTTTAGGTCAAAGCGCTTTCCGAGGGCACCGAAGGCGCGCTCCAGAAAGTCCTGAGTAGTCGATAGTTTGGCTGGATCGAGTCTCACCGCCTGCAACTGGAAGTGTTCAGGGGCTTCCATTGGGCCATCACCAGTAGATAACCAGCGCAGCGAAACCCTGAATCTTCGGGCCCACCCTTCCAAGTAGACGCCGTTAGGCCTCTGGTTTTTTCCGCTTTCCAATTGCGATACGTATTGCTTCGACGTGCAGACGATTGATGCCATCTGCTCCTGGGTCAGGTCCGCCTCCTGACGGAGGGCCTTGAGGCGCTCACCAATGCTCATGTCAGCAATCATTGACCGCCCAAGGTAAATAGTGGTTGACTAATGTAGGTAAACGATGATTAACTCGCGCCATGGACACCAATCTGACTAAGCGAAGTGCCAAAAAGCTGATCGGGGTCAAGACTGATGCCGGTCTTGCCCGATTTCTGAAGATCACTAAGCAGGCAGTGAACAAGTGGGGGGAGGACGATCCGATTCCCAGACTGCGGGGCTTCGAAATCAAAGAGGCAATGAGGCAGCGCAAATCCAAAGCCGCCTGACCCACAGGCCGGCACCGCGCCGGCCTTTATTTCGCCCGTAAAGCGTCCCTCAACGCGAGGCAAATCCCATGAGTGACATTCCCTCAACGCTGTCTGCACTGGACCTTCGCGTCCACGGCGACCCGGTGGTGGTCGACCTGACTGACGTGCAGCGCCAGGCCACAGCCGGCGGCGTGATCAGCCTATGCGCCAACAAGTCCGGACTGATGGACAAGATCATCGCCGCCGACCTCAGCATCGACAACGCCACCTGGTCGCGTTGGAAGTCCGGCCAGAACGCCCCGTCCATGGAGCAGCTGTGCGCCCTAATGGATCGCTGCGGCAATGAGGCCCCGCTGCACTGGCTGCTGCTGGCCCGTGGCTATGACCCGCGCCGGCTGCACAGGATCGAATCGGAAGTGGAGCGGGAGAACCGCGAGCTGAAAGAGCGCCTGGGCGCGATGGAGCTGCAGCGCGAGGTGGAAATTGCACTGATCCAGCGACTGCAAGGGAGGGTTGCATGAACCATCCAGCCCGCCGTACCGATCCGCAGACCAGTCACGACGCTGCCCGGCACATCGTTGCCAGTGGCGGTCAGGCCGCACAGCACGCACAGACCCAGGACGCTGTGCGCTGCCATCCCGGCCTGACCAGCGCTGAGCTTGCGCGCGACACCGGCTTCGACCGCTACATGCTCGCCCGGCGCCTGCCGGAGCTGTGCGACGACGACCGCGTGGTGCGCGGCGATGCCCGCAAGTGCGCGGTGAGCGGCCGCAGTGCTGCCACCTGGTGGCCGGTACAGGCATGAGCATTGCGCTGATGACCCAGGCGTGGCGCCTGGAGCTACCCGCATCCAAGAAGCTCGTACTGCTGGCTCTGTGCGACTGGGCCAACGACGAAGGCGGCAGCCTGCACCCATCGGTCAAGGCCGTGGCCGTGCGTGCGTCGATGAGCGAGCGCAACGCCCAGCGCGTGCTGCGCGACCTGGAGGCCGAGGGCTGGCTGGAGGTCGTCGGCAATGAGCGCGGCGGCGCCCCGGGCGCAACACGCAAGTACCGCCTGAACGCATCGCGCATCAATGCCGGCAATTTGAGGACGGGTGACAAATTGTCACGGGTGATAAATCCGGAGACGGGTGACAAATCCAACATTCGACGGGTGACAAATGAAGCACAGACGGGTGACACCGGTGTCACCCAAACCGTCATAGATCCATCAGTAAAAGCAACCACCAAGAATATTCGGCGCGAGCGCGCGCCTGTCGCTCAGCCCGATCTGTCCTGCTGGCCATCTCAGCCGTCCCCCCAGGTGCTGGCCGACTGGTTGGCGCACCGCAAGAGCCGCCGCGCGGCAGTGACCCCGACAGTGATCGCCGCCTTCGGACGTCAGCTGGAACTGGCTGTCGCGATGGGCTTCTCGGTTGATCGCTGCCTCGCCACCTGCTGCACCCGTAACTGGCAGGGCTTCGAAGCCGCATGGCTGGCCCGAGACCTGACGACCTCAACCCCGCATGGAGCCTGCAATGCAGCCCCTGTCCGCAGCACTTCGCTCAGCGCCGTCGAGCGCGTCCACCGCAACGCCCAGCGCATGCTCGACGCAGAGCAGCGCGCAAGCACCGGTCCCGGCTTCCTCGAAGGCCATTGCCACGCTATGGGCTCGCATGACTGAAATCTACGGCCACCGCTGGGCCAGCGCCTATAGCGACAACCCTGCCGGCAGTGCAGGGCAGACCTGGGCCAAGGGCCTTGCCGGCATCAGCCCTGGGCAACTGGCCGCCGGCATCGTGGCCTGCATTGCACGCGCTACGGACTGGCCGCCATCCCTGCCGGAGTTCCGCCGCATGTGCCTGGGCATTCCGTCAGTGGCCACGGTTTGCACTGAGCTGGGCCGGCAGGATGGCCAGTTCAGCGCCTTCGCCCGGCTGGTGTGGCAGCACATCGACGCCTACCGCTACCGGCACGCGCCGGCCGACAAGGCCGAGAAGATGGTCGCCGAGGCTCATGCCGCAGCCAGCGAATACCTGATGCGCGGCGGTGAGCTACCGGCCGAGCCTGCAGGCGAGATTGAGCATCAGAAGCGCGAGGCAAAGCCGGCCAGTCGTGAGCAGATGCTCGGGCACCTGGCTGATATCAACAAGCTGCTGGGCGGTGCCGCATGAAGCGCACCTCTCTGGAACAGCGGGCACTTGAAGCCGTTCGCCGTCTCGCTGCTGCCCGGGCCAATGTCTTCCGCCTGACGAAGGCCATTGGCCGTGCACTGGCCCAGTGCGAGAAGTGCCCCATGGTGCCGATGGGCGAGGATGAAGATCAGGAACGTGACGAAAAGGGTCGCTCCAAGACCTGCCTGTGGGCGTCGATGCAGCCGATTGAGACCGACTTCGGGCGAGATTATCCCGACCGCGATGAGTCCCGTGACTCCTTGGAAGCGTGGGGCTGCGACCACTGCAAGGGCGCGGGCAAGATGATCGATGAGCGCAAGGCGGCAAAGAAACGACGTGCCGCCGCCCTGAGCTGGATTGCGAAGCTCGGAAAGGCTGCGCAAGGGAGTGCCGCATGAAGCGCACCTTCCTCGCCAAGCGCGACAACCCGCGCAGCAAGGCCATTGCCGTGGCTGCCTACGAGGTGGCCATGGAGCAGATCGAGGCCGGCAATGACATCGAAATCGAGGTGCGCGAGCCGCGCCGGACGCTGGATGCCAATGCCTGCATGTGGGCCACGCTGGGCGACATCGCAGCCCAGGTCGACTGGCCGCACACCGACCGCGCCGGCCGCTGGGTCTTCGGCAAGATGCCGGCCGAGAACTGGAAGGCCGTCCTGACCGCCGGTTTCGAGCAGGAAACCCGCATGGCCCAAGGCGTTGCCGGCGGCATGGTGATGCTCGGCGCGCGGACCAGTCAGTACAGCAAGCGCCGGATGGGGGAGTTCATCGAGTTTGCGCATGCCTTCGGGGCTGAGCGCGGCGTGCGCTGGTCGGCCAGAGCAGAGGACGAGCTGGCCATGTGGGCCAAGCCGGGGAGGGCAGCGGCATGAAAGACCAGGCCATTCATTCCGCCCGCGTCTACCTGCGCGAGGCTCGCAGCCGTCGACACCAGTCGTTTTCGTGGACGCTCCTGGAGTGGGCTGGCAATGCTCGCCGCCGGGCTGCTGCCTGCGTTGCCATGGCAACTAAATCCGAACCGGCGCAACCGGTCCAGGGCGATCTGTTCGGGGGTGGCCTGTGAGCGAGAAGGAGGCAAATGCCGATATCAAGGCAAACCTGCCGCTACTGTCCCCGGCCAACCGCGGCCGGGCTGAGCGCATTGGCCATAGTTTCGGGCTGGGCGTTATCGCAAACCACCGTGCCGCCTTCGATAAGGCGCGACATAGTCGGGCGCGGCTGATGCTGTTGGTCGCCTACAACTTCGCCGAGATGAAGTTCTGGCGCGGGTGGAAGCAGGAAGTGGCTGCGATGTATGCACCGCGACAGGTGGTGCAGCCGGTTGCCGTGTCACCAGTCATGCCGGTGCAGCTGGATCTGTTCGGGGTGGCCGCATGACCGCCGCCGAGCGCTGCATGGAAATTCTGCGAGAAGGGCCGGCAACTGCCGCTGACATCGGACTGGAACTGGGGATGTCCAGCAGGGTGGTCTGCGACTGCCTCAGGCACTGGGTCAAAATGAAGCGCGTGAAGGTGCGGCCGTTCACCAGGATGCTGCCGCATGAGCCGATGCAGCCCGTGAATCTGTACGAGCTGGCCGATTACGGGGTGGTGGAATGACTCCGGCCATCCGCGACTGCGCCATCCGGGATATCGGCTGCATTTGCTGCCTGCAGCGGGGCATCCGCAGCGAGTGCGAGAAGCACCACCTGCTCAGCACCGGCAGGCACGGCAGCGGTAAGCGCCTGGGCGAACGGCACACTGTTGGGCTCTGCAGCTACCACCACCAGGGCGCCAAATCGGTGGGAACCGCGGCGGCAAATCAGATGCGCCCTCAGTACGGGCCGAGCTATGGGGATGAGGCTGCAGCGTTCCGCGAGACGTTCGGCGACGACGCTGCGCTGCTGGAAATTCAGGACAAGGCAGTCGCGGCCTGGGCCGATTCAACTATTGGAGGTGTGCGGTGATGGAGCTTGTTTTGCCCTGGCCAAGCAAAGATCTGTCGCCCAATGCCCGCGTGCACTGGTCCGTGCGCGGCCGGGCGGCGAAGAAGGCCCGGCAGCAGGCCGGTCTGGCCGAGATGGCGGCTGGGTGGCAGGCCAAGTCGCTGCCGGCCGGGCGCATCCATCTGCAGGGCGATTTTTACCCGCCGACCAGGATGCGGCCAGACGACGACAACATGCTGGCCCGATTCAAGCCGGCCCGGGATGGGATAGCTGATGCCCTGGGCATCGACGACAGGCGGTTTGTGAGCCACGCCTATGTGCGCGATGAGGTGCGAAAGGGCGGGCAGGTGGTTGTGACTATCAAGACGGGGAATTCCGAATGAGCGACGTGCGCGAACTGCTGGGCCGGCTGGGCCCGACCAACATCCGTTTTGACGTGGGCCGAGGTGGCGGAGTGGCTGAGCTGACCAACATCGATATCGCCGGTGCGCTGGGAATGGTGAAGGCCGGACTGGGCAGGGAAGTGCTGGAGGCCGCATGGTGCCCGGACGTGGCGGCAATGCGCCGGCACAAGCTGCGTGACGCCGTGGTCGGCCTGGTCGTGCCAGAACTGCAGCGGCAGACGCGCCGACTGGGCGAGGCTCATCTGGATCTGCAGCTGGCCCAGGCGGCGGTGGCGTGGAGCAACAGCTGCACAGACGTGCAGCGCAGGCATGTCGAGCGGGCAAGGCAGGTTCTGGCTCAGGTTCGTGCCGAGACTTGGCCGAACAACACGGTGGAGCATCTGCCGGCGCTGGCCCGGGCCGCGGTGGAAGAGATCAAGGAAGGGCTGGGCCGGTCGGATCGGGCGACGGCGTTGGCTGTCGGGATCGATCCATCGAACTATGCAAAGTTCTGGCGGCCGGTGTACCAGTGGCTGCTGCAGCGGATGATTGACGCTGAGTCCGAGGCGGCCGGTCAAATGCGCGCGGCGGTCAGAAAGGGGGCTGCGTGAGTGTGGTTTTGCGGGCACCACACTTTCAGCCCTAAATTCCTACCATCGCGTGCGCACTGAGTCTGACGCGCAACAACTTCCAGCCCCGGCACAGCCCGGGGCTTTTTTATGCCCGCTCCCAGACCGGAGCAAGCATCGCGGCCAGCCGGCAGCGGGGCGGGCTGTTCAACACCAGGACACAGCAATGACCGCTCTCGCCTACGCAATGGCGCTGATCAAGCGCTGGGAGGGCTGCCGCCTTGTCGCCTACAAATGCCCGGCTGGCGTGTGGACGATTGGCTGGGGCAGTATCGGCGCGGGCATCCATGAGGGCGTGCGCTGGACGCAGGCACAGGCCGATGAGCGGTTGGCGCGTGATGTCGAGGCCTTCCAGCGCCAGGTCGCTGCCCTGATCAAGGGCAAGGCGACGGCAGCCCAGCTGGGCGCCATGACCTCACTGGCATACAACATCGGGATCACCGCATTCCGCAATTCCACACTGCTGCGCCTTTTCAATGCCGGCGATATTGATGGGGCGGCCAAGCAGTTCGGTGCCTGGATCCGGGCTGGCGGCAAGGTGCTGCAGGGGCTGGCCAATCGTCGGGCTGACGAGCGCCGCACATTCGAGGAGCGGGCATGATCGACGTTTCGCAAGCGCCAACCACCGCGCTTGGCTGGATCGTGTGGGGGCTGGTCGGCATTGGGGCGTGGCTCCATGGCCGCGGTGGCCGCAAGCGCGATGAGCAGGCTGTGACCACCGAGAGCCGGCTGTACGAAACTGTCCGGTTGGAGCTGGATCGACTTACGGACCAGGTGCGGGCGCTGGAGCGCCGCAGCGGCCGAATGCTCAACCACATCTACCGCCTGGAGGGGCTCATGCGCTCCCAGGGCATCGAGCCGCCGCCGTTCGATCCTGACGCGGGTACTGGAGCACAGGAATGAGTCGCCTGCACATCCTCGCCGGCTTGGCGCTGTTCCTCGCCGGCTTTCTGTTGGGCCGTGAGTGGCGTGACCGATCCGCTGATCTGGCCGAGAGCCGGCAGCAGGTGACTCAGCTCACCACCCAGGTCGAAGCGGTACAGGACGCCCGGCAGGCCGAACACTCACAGGGCCAGGCAATGGCCGGTATCGGAGCAACCCATGAGCAAGACCGTCAGGCGGCCGAGGCCGTCCCTGCTGCTGTTGTTGATGACCTGCGCGCTGGCGCTCTCCGGCTGCGCCAGCACTGGGCAGAGTGTGAAACCCGAGCACTGTCCGAAGCCGCAGCCGGCGCCGTCGAACTTGATGAGACCGCCCGGCTACGAGAAGAAGCTGCGGGACGAATTGTTCGAATCGGCCGAGACGCAGACGACCAGGTCAGGGCCTGTCAGGCGGTGATTGAGCAGTACGCGGGCATCGGCGCATGAAATAGCGCTGAGCCCAGTCCAGCAGCGTAACGACAAGAAGGATCAGCCTGGCGATCTCATTAAGGTCATTAAGGAACATCTGTGTCTCACATCGTTGGGTGTGAGGCAGATGTTGAGGCCCGGATCAGTCGTGTTCCACCTGCGGGATTTCCGCTTCATCTGAACTAGAAAGGACTGGAAATGGCAGGCCGTAAGCCGGGAACGCCGAAAACGGGTGGCCGGCAGAAGGGCGTGCCAAACAAGGTCAACGCAGAGTTTCGAGAGACCGTGCGGCAGCTCCTGGAGGACAACACCCAGAACGTAGGCCGCTGGCTCACCCTGGTTGCCGAGGGGGACGGCAGCGACAACCTCAAGCCTGACCCAGCCAAGGCTTTGGACCTGCTGGCCAAGCTGGCCGAGTTCGCTGCCCCGAAGTTGAACCGCACCGAGCACACCGGGCCAAACGGCGGGCCTGTCGCCCTGGAGCACAGTGGCGAAGTCGCACTGAGTCCTTCGGAGGCCTACCTAAGGATGATCAATGGCTGATTTCGATTGGCGCAGCCCTGACTATGGGCCGGTTTACTCGGAGCGTGCCGACCGATTGGCCAGGATCCGGAAGGACCCGGCGATGCTGGCGGGGCTGAAGGCTTACTACATTGATCACCCGGCCGACTTCATCCACGACTGGGGCATGACCTTCGATCCGCGCAACGCGGAGGTAAGGCTGCCGACCACCGTTCCGTTCCTCATGTTTCCAAAGCAGCGAGAGTTCATCGACTTCGTACATCAGCGCTGGCTGATGCGCGAAGACTGGCTGGCGGAGAAGTCCCGCGACATGGGCGTTTCCTGGTTGTGTGTGGCCTTTGCCGTGTGGATGTGGCTGTTTCATCAAGGCTCGGTCGTGGGGTTTGGGTCGCGCAAAGAGGAATACGTAGACCGGCTGGGTGACCCGAAGTCGCTGTTCTGGAAGGTTCGCGCTTTCATCAATTTCCTGCCTGTGGAATTCAAGCCAAAGGGCTGGAATGAGAAGGTGCACGCCCCGTTCATGCGTATCACCAACCCGGAAAACGGGGCGGCGATCATCGGCGAGGCTGGCGACAACATCGGCCGTGGTAACCGCACATCGATCTATTTCAAGGACGAATCGGCGTTCTATGAGCGTCCCGAGCTGATCGATGCGGCTCTGTCGCAGACTTCGAACTGCAAGGGTGACGTGTCCACGCCCAATGGCGCAGGCAATCCGTTCTACAAGAAGCGGAAGGGTGGGAAGATCAAGGTCTTCACGTTCCATTGGCGAGATGACCCTCGCAAGGATCAGGCCTGGTACGACAAGCAGCTGGAGACGCTGGACGAGGTCGTTGTCGCACAGGAAATCGACATCAACTATGAGGCATCGGTCACCGACGCATTCATTCCCGGTGCGCTGGTCGATGCGGCTCAGAAGAATGGTCCGGCGGACGTTGAACCTGTAGGGCCTGTGCAATGGGGGCTGGACGTTGCTCGGTTTGGCGACGACAAGTCAGTGCTGACCAAGCGGCGGGGCCGTGTCGTGCTGTCCCAGGAGAAGTGGGGGCAGATCGACACCATGACGCTGGCAAACGAGGTTTGGGCACAGTCCAAAGCTGAAAAGCCAGCTCAGATTGCGGTCGACGTGATCGGGGTGGGGGCGGGTGTCTGTGACCGGCTCAAGGAGCTAGCCGACACCTGCGGATGGGCCTGCGAGGTAGTGGGAGTTAACAGCGCAGTCCGCGTTGACGACGGCGTCAACTACAACCTGCGCGCCCAGATATGGGAAGGCATGCGGGCGTGGCTGAAGGACGGCCCGGTTTCGTTGCCGTCCGATCCGAACCTCAAGTCGGAGCTGTGCGCCCTGAAATACCTGTACCGCAATGGCATGAGGCTGATCGAGTCCAAGGAAGACGCCAAGAAGCGTGGCATCAAGTCTCCCGACCAGGCCGACTCTCTGGCATTGACCTTTGCAAAGCATGTTGCCCCTGCGCCCAACCTGGACGCGCTGATGAACTACACGACGGATTACTGATGGCCGAGACCAGCAAAAACCGGGATGCCGACCTGCTGGCCGAGATGCGCAAGCAGTTCGACAAGGCCGATGAGGTCTGCAGCGAAAGCTACGACAAGGCGAATGAGGACCGCCGGTTCGTCAACGTGCCGGGCGCACAGTGGGATCAGGCGCTGAAGGCACGGCGCGGTGATCGCGCCTGCTACGAGTTCCCGAAGCTGTCCAGCCATACCCGGCAGGTCATCAACGAGCTGAAGCAGTCCATGCCGCAGGGCAAGGTGCGCGGCGCAACCGATGCCGACCGTGGCCTAGCCGAGCTGATGCAGGGCATCTGCCGTGGCATTGAGCAGGCGAGCAACGCAGATGACGCTTACAAGATCGCGTACGAGTGCGCGGTCGAGGGGGGCATTGGCCACTGGCGCCTTGTCACCGATTACCGCAACCCGGACGATTTCGAGCTGGACATCAGCGTCCAGGCGGTTCGCAACCCCACGGCGGTGAAGTGGGACGCAGCCAGTGCCGATCTGGATCGCGAGGACGCGCTGCACTGCTTCGTGGAGGACACGATCAGCAAGGCCAGCTTCGAGCGGCAGTACCCCGGCGCCGATCTGAAGGGCTGGGAGTCAGATTCTGGCTGCGAGGCCTGGCGCGACCGCGACCAGGTCAAGGTCTGCGAGTATTTCTGGAAAGAGGCCACCAAGCGCAATCTGCTGCAGCTGGCCGATGGACGGACGGTGTATGCCGACGAGCTGGGTGAGGACTGGCAGGGCCTGCTGGCCCAGGCTGGCATGCAGGTGCTGCGCCAGCGCGAGGTCGAGGACTGGAAGGTCTACAGCCGACTGACCAATGGCCATGAGTGGCTGACCGACCGCTATGAGTGGCCGACCCGGCACATCCCGGTGATCACCATCTGGGGCTCGATCCGCAACATCGACGGCGTGGACGAGTGGCAGGGCCTGGTCCGCCCGCACAAGGATCAGCAGCGCCTGCACAACGTGCACCGCACTGCAGCCATTGAGGCGGTGGCGAAGGCTCCGAAGGCGCCGTTCATCGGCAAGCCCTCATGGATCAAGGGTTATGAGGAGTTCTGGAAGAAGGCCAACGCTGAGGACTATGCATTCCTGCCGATCGCTGAAGAAGCTACTGACATTCCCAAGCGGGCTGGGCAGGCAGACATTCCGGCCGCCCTGATCCAGCTGGCCCAGCTCGACAACGAGGACATCAAGGCAGGCACCGGCATCTACGATGCCAGCCTGGGCGCGCGCTCCAACGAAACCAGTGGCCGGGCCATTGCTGCGCGGGCGATGCAGGGCGCCACCAGCACGTTCCATTACGTGGACAACTTGGGCCGGGGCATCCGCCGCACCTACAAGATCCTGTGCGACATGGTCCCGAAGGTGTACGACACCGCCCGGGTGGTTGCCGTGGTGGGGGAAGACGGCGGCGAGGACTGGAAGCAGCTGTATCAGGAGGTCGAAGATCCGCAGACCGGCCAGAAGGTGATGCTCAATGACATCAGCCGCGGCAAGTACGCCACCGCGGTGACCATCGGCCCGGGCTATGCCACCCAGCGGATGGAAACGGCCGAGATGATGAGCCAGCTGCTGGGCCAGATCGGGCCGGCATTCCCGCCCATCGCACCGGTGCTGGCCAACTACCTGGTCAAGTCGCTGGACGGGCCGGGGGTGGACGAGCTGTCCGAGCAGATGCGCAAGATCCTGGTCGCACAGGGGGCGTTGCCGCCGGAAGATGGCGACGAGCCGCCAGCACCGCCGCAGCCTGATCCAGCAATCGCTGCACGGGCCGAGAAGGATGCAGCCCAGGCAGCGAAATACGGCGCTGAAGCCGAGGCGCAACAGCTGCAAAACGCGGTCACGCAGATGCAGCTCGCACCACCGCCACAACCACAGTTTGACCAGTTGATCCCCGCCAACCAGCCGCCGCAAGGCGGTTTTTTGTTGCCCGGTGATCAGCCTCCCATGGCCTGACGGCCAACCGAATCGGCCCGGATGGCCGAAACCCTTGAGGTGAGTAATGACCGATGAAACCAGCACCCTGGAGCAGGGTGGCGGCGAAGTGTTGCCGCAGCAGCCAGCCCCCCGCAGTGATGCCGAGGCAGACCTGCAGGAGCAAGCGACCGCACAGCAGGCCCAGCCCGATGCCGAAGCCAAGCTGAAGGAAGAGGCCGAGCAGAAGCGCCGCAACAAGACCCGCGAGTACATCGAACGGCTGCAGCAGCAGGCCGGCGAAGCGGGCGAACTGAAGCGCAGGCTCCAGGATCTGGAAACCCGACTCCCCAAGGCTCCCAAGCCGAAGGAGCCGAAGCTCGAAGATTTCGACTTCAACACGGCCGAATACGCCAAAGCTTTGGTGCGCTGGGAAAACCAGCAGTTCCAGAAGCAGCAGGGGGAAGCCGAGGCCGCGCAGGCCCAACAGCGCACCCAGCAAGAAACCATCACCACCTACCAGCAGCGCGCTGCTGCGTACGCGGAGACCGTCGAGGACTTCCTCCCGGTCGTGACCTCGATTCCACGCGAACTGATGCCTGACGAGCTGGAAGCGGCTCTGCTGGCGCATGAGCGCGGCCCGGAGCTGGCCTACAAGCTGGCCCTGGACGAGGACGCACTGTTCAACCTTGCCGGCTTGCGGCCGGAACTGATGGCGCGAGCCGTCGAACGCTATGCGTCGCGCATGAGTGCTGCGCCCGTGGCCCCGGCACAGCCTGCCGAGCCGCCCGCACTCGCACAAGCACCGACCAAACCCATCACCCAGGCCCCGCAGCCCGCTCCGCGTGTCAGCGGTCGTGCTCCGGCATCCGTGCCGGCCGACAAGCTGACCGACGAAGAGTGGGAGCGCCAGCGGCGCGACGAACGTGCCCGAGGCCGCAACTGAGAATTGACCAATGGCAAATCAGATCCTGACCCACAAGATGATCGCTCGTGAATCGGCTGCGGTCCTCGAAGAAGAAGCCCCGTTCCTGGCCAACGTCAACAAGGGCCGCAAGGAAGAATTCGGCAACGCCGTCCAGGGCTACAAGAAGGGCGACAGCGTCGACATCGAGGTGCCGCGTGCCGGCGTCGTGTTCGATGGCAACGTGTTCGCTGGCGGCGGCGCCGCGACCGATGTCATCCAGGACAAGGTCAACCTGAAGCTGGACACCCAGAAGCACGTGGGCATCAAGTTCGGCGCGAAGGAAAAGGTGCTGGATATCACGGACTTCCGCGAGCGCATCCTGCGCCCGCAGATGCGCACCCTGGCATCGGTGATCGAGGCCGACCTGATACGCCGCGCCGTGTCGGCCACCCCGAACGTCATCGGCACCCCGGGCACCGCGCCCAGCTCGATGAAGGCCTTTGCCGAAGCGCGTGCCGTGCTCGAGCGCTACCTGGCCCCGTCCGGCGACCGCGTTGCACTGATCAGCTCGGACATCAACGTAAATCTGACCGATGAAGCCCGCAAGCTGTTCAACCCGCAGAAGGACGCCAGCAAGGCCTTCATCGAGGGCTCGCTTGGCCGCGCCATGGGTGCGGACTTCTACGAGCACCAGTCCATGCCGGTGATCCTCAACGGCGCGGCCGAGACCGTGACTGTCAGCGGTGCCGGCCAGACCGGGGACACCTTGGCCGTGGCGGCCACTACGCCGGGCCTTGCCAAGGGCCAGGCCTTCACCATCGCCGGTGTGTTTGCCACCCACCCGCTGACCGGTGAGTCCACCGGCAAGCTGCAGCAGTTCGTGGCGCTGGATGCCGCTACCACCGCGGTGAAGATCTTCCCGGCCATCATCCCGGTCGGCCCGGGCAAGAACGTCACTGCCTCGCCGGCCAATTCGGCGGCCATCACCCTGTTGGGTGCGGCCGGCACCGGCTACCGCCAGGGCCTGATGTTCCACAAGGACGCCTTCACCGTGGCCACCGCGCCGCTGCCGGTGCTGGCCGGCTGCGAGGGCTACACCGCCCAGCTGGGCAACGGCATCAGTGTCCGCGTGATGACCGGCTCGGACTTCACGAACGATGCGGAAAACACCCGTATCGACGTGCTGTATGGCTTTGCCGCGGTCCGTGGTCTCCACGCGTGCCGCATCACCGAGTGACCAACTGAGGGGCCGGGTTCGCTCGGCCCCTCTGGCCCGAAGGAGGGCACATGGAATTTCCCAAGATGATCTACCTCGGCGGCAAGCATGGCGCCGAGCACCGCATCGTGGCCAGCCAGGCCGAACAGGACGCGGCCAAGGACGATGGCTTCCTGCAGTTGGGCGAAACTGCTCGCGCACCGGCACCGGCACCGGCACCGGCAGTTCAGGCCGCGCCTGTGGTCGAGCAGATTGCAGCACCGGCTGCTGATGCCTCTGTGGCCGACGCACCGGCACCGGCTGCTCCGTCCCCACCGGCCCCTGACGAAAAGGCGCATCTGATCGCAGCCCTCGAAGCCGCAGGCATCGAGCACAAGAAGTCGTGGGGCGTTGCCAAGCTGCGCGAAGCCCTGGAAGGCAAGGCCGAATGACCGCCGCCGCCGTCATCATCCAGGACGCGCTGGGCCTGCTGCGCATCTGCAGTGCCACAGAAGCGCCAGAGGCCGAGGACGCCCAAACCGCGATCCGCGCCCTCAACGCGATGATGGCGGCGTGGGCTGTCGATGGCTGGGATCTGGGCTGGGTCGATGTTCGCGACCCGGCCGACCCCATGCCGACCGACACCTGGGCCGATGAGGCCATCACCTACAACCTCGCGATGCGGCTGCGAGCCCGTTACGGTGTGTCGCTGGAGCAGGACGTGATCGCCTTGGCCAGCGCCGGCATGGCCACCGTGTCTGCATGGGCGGTGCGCAAGGACGAGGCCGACAACGAGCCGCGTGTGCGGTACGACGACCTGCCGGCCGGTGTCTGCGGACATCGCGGCGACTTCATGAGCGGCTGATATGCGCCAGCAACCCATCAACCTGATCGGCGGTTTCTATGCCGACGAGAGCCGGCACTGGTCCGTGCAGGACACCTGCAACTGGCTGCCGGTCGTGGCCGAGCAGCAGGGCACGCTGACGCCGACCAAGCTGGCCACGCCGCCGGGCCTGCGTCCGTACCAGCAGATCGGCACTGGCCCGATCCGTGGCATGCACGACTGCGAGGGCCAGCGGTTCGTTGTCTCCGGCCGCACGCTGTACCGGATCACCAATACCGGCGTCGGCATCCCTCTTGGCACCGTGCCGGGCGTGGGCCGGGTCTCGATCAGCCACAACCAGTTCGGCGGTGGCAACCAGGTCTTGATCTGCAACGGCGCACCGGGCGGCGGCTATGTCTACGACACCCGTGCGCAGACCTTCGAGCGCATCACGGATCCGGGCTTTCCGGGCTCGCTGCAGACGGCCTACATCGACAGCTACCTGCTAGGCGTCGAGCCGGCCGGCCGGTTCTGGTTCCATTCGAATCTGGCCGACGCGACCGACTACAACACCTTGGACCGGTACGAGGCAGAGGCCGCGCCGGATCGGATCGTCGGCCTGGCCGTCAGTCAGTTCGAGGTGATCGTCTTCGGTGAGCGCACGGCCGAGTTTTACGGCAATGCCGGTGGCGCCACGGGCACGTTCCAGAGCAAGCGGGCGGTGATCGACCGCGGCTGTGCGTCCCGGCACACCATCTGCAACTTGGACAACAGCGTCTTCTGGCTGGGCGATGACGGCATCGTCTACCGGCTGGAGGGCTATGCCGCCCGCCGCGTATCCACCGTGCCGCTGGAGCGTGCATTGGCCGGCCTGCGCTGGTCGGATGCCTTCGCCTTCGCCTGGGAGGACAAGGGGCACAAGGTCTATTACCTGACCTTCCCGGACGGGCAGACCTGGGGCTATGACGTGGTGAGCGGCCTGTGGCATCGGCGCGAATCATACGGGCTTAACCGGTGGCGACTCAATGATGCTGTGCGCTGGAATGGCGCGTGGTACGGCGGAGACTTCCAAGATGGGCGAATCTGGCGTCTTGACTGGGAATACCCCGCTGAAGGAGATCAGCCGATGGTGTCCGAGCGCACCAGCCCGGTCATGGCCGACAACCAGTCCGCCTTCGTCGTGTCCAGCGTGGAGCTGGTCATGGGCGCCGGCCAGCAGCAGGTGGCGATCAGCGGCGATTTTCCCGAGCAGCCGCCCCGGCCGGAAATCACCGGCCAGGCGCCGGACGGCGTCAAGGGCATCGGCATGGAGTACGCCTACACCGCTTCCGGCGGCACTGGCGCGCTGGCATTCTCCATCAGCGCCGGCCGACTGCCGTCCGGCCTGAGCCTGTCGTCGGGTGGCGTGCTGTCTGGTGCGCCGGCCATGTCGGGCAGCTACACCTTCACCGTGCGCGTCACAGACGCCAAGGGCATGTGGGCCGAGGTCGTGGACGTGGTGCGTATTCTGGGCGGGATTGTGGCGCTTGCCACGAACAGCTACCTGTTCGAGCGTGCCGGAGCGGAATTGGTCGAGACCGTCCCCGTCGAGTTTGATGTGCTGAGTCGATCCCTTGCTGCATCCCCCAGTGGGGCGCTTATCGCCTGCGGCAGCTCCGTCGGCAACAAGTTGCGAGTTGGCAGGCTCAAGGCAGATCGAAGCGGTTATGTCGAGCTGCCTTTGGACGTATTGCCAGCTGGAGCAGTGGGTGGCGTTGAATTCCATCCTGGGGGCGAGTGGCTGCTTGCATCCGAGGGCAGCGCCAGCGCCATCCATGTCTACAAGTGCACCGCAGACGCAGGTACGCAAGTCGGCACGTTTTCGCTCAACCAGGCTTACGGCCCACGGTTTTCCCGCGATGGTGCATGGATCGTCTGTGGCACCGGAATTGACGCGCCCCGGCGCGGCCTGGCTGTGATGCCGTTCGATGCCGAGACTGGCGAAATCGGCACGGCGATCCACCCGCCGGTTTCGGGCGGAGTAGCGCAGTCATCACCTATGTCAGAGTTCAGTCCGAATGGCGAGTTCATTGCCGCCGACAACAACAACCGACTGGTGATTTGGCGCTTCAAGAATGGCGCGATCACACTGATGCAGGCGCAAGACAGCGGCATCCCGCCCAGTGGGCGCGGTGTGCACTGGAGTCCTGACGGGCGCTACATCTACACGGTCTGCGCCACCTCCGGCGAGCCACGCAAGGTTGTCGCCTACGAGTGGAGCGGCTCGTCACTGTCCGATCCGGTATATCCGGCAGATCAGCCCAGCAGCCTGACCATCAGCGACAGCTCACTGTCCAGCGACGGCAAGCAGCTGGTGATCGGCCTTGGTGGCAGCAATACCGGCCAAGCTCTGTACGTCTACAACGTCAATGGCACCGAGCTGACTTTGGCTGATCGACCGACCACAACGGCAGCCAATGCGGGCGCGGTGCGCTGGACGGGGGTGCCGCTTGACTGACCACTACGTCGAGATCTGCTTCAGCAAGGACGGCGGCCACACCTGGTCGAACTGGCGCCGCCGGTCGCTGGGTGCGGTCGGCCAGTATGAGCAGCGAGTGCGTCTGCTGCGCCTTGGCCGATACCGCCAGGCTGTCATGAAGATCCGCGTATCCAGCCCGGTCAAGCGCGACCTGCTGGGTGCCGTGGCCTCAATCGAGCCTACGGAGGGCTGATGTCTGAAATCACCACCGGTGCTGGCGAGCAATCGCCGGCACAGCTTGCCGTGGACGGCATCCAGCCGAGCTACGAGCAGATCCGGGCGCTTGAGGCGGCGATGCTGGCCAGCGGTCAGACCATCGATCCGCCGGTGTCGCATCACTGGGCAGACGGCATCTACGGGCGCGAGGTACACCTCAAGGCCGGCGATGTGGTCACCGGCAAGGTGCACCGGTTCGCCACGCTCAACATCCTGCTGGCCGGCGAGGTGTCGATCACCACGGCCGAGGGCATCAAGCGCCTGGCCGCGCCGGCCATCTTCACCACAGAGCCGGGCACCAAGAAGGTCTGCCATGCGCATACCGATGCCCGGTTTCTCAACGTCCACGCCACGCGTCTGACCGATGTGTCAGCCATCGAGGCCAAATTCATCGTGCCAGAAGCCTCGCACGCATTGCAGGAGGATCGCCCATGTCTTGGGTAGCAATAGGTGTTGGTGGTGCATCGCTGATCGGTGGCGCCATTTCTGCCAACGGGGCGAAGGATGCCGCACAAGCCGGGCAGGCTGGCGCAGATGCGGCCACGGCCGAGCAGCGCCGGCAGTACGACCAGAACCGCACAGACCTGATGCCGTGGATGCTGGCCGGCAACAGTGCGCTGAACCAGATGCAGCAGCTCAACAGCGGCAACTTTGAGAGCTTCCAGGCCTCGCCGGACTACGCCTACGCCCGCGACCAGATGCAGCAGGGTGTCGAGCGTGGTGCAGCAGCCCGTGGGGGCCTGTATAGCGGCGGCAGTCAGGTCGATCTGGCCACCGCCATGAACGGCATCGCCAGCCAGAACTACGGCAATTACTACGGCCGCCTGGCGCAGCTGGCTGGGGTCGGCCAAAGCACGGCAACCAGCCTGGGAAGCATGGGGCAGGCGGCAGCCAGCAACATCGGCAACGCGCAGATGGCTGGCGCCAATGCCCGCGCATCGGGCTACACCGGTCAGGCCAACGCCTGGAATAGCGCACTCAGCGGCATGGCAGGCGCCGCAGGCTATGCCTATGGCAACAAGGGAGGTGCTTGATGAGCAGCATTTTGGCGAGTTTCATCACCGGGCAGCAGGCAGGTCGGCAGAACCATGCCTACGGCCAAGAGCAGTCGAAGCTGGCGCAGCTCAAGGAGTTGACGCCGCAGGTTCTGGCCGGGGATCCGGCGGCCTACGGGCAGTCGATGGCCCTGGATAGCGCGCACACCTCGAAGCTGCAGGACGGCCGCACCAAGCAGTTCGGCCAGCTGGAAGGCATGGTCAAGTACGTGGATGAAGCTCGTGCCTCCGGTGACCCGCGCCGGCTTGCCGCCGCAATGAGGGACATCACCCCCTTCGTGAAGACCTTTTCCGGGGTCGATATCGATCCGAACCAGGTATGGACGCCTGAGTGGGATACCGGCTGGGATTCATTCAAGGCGCAGATTGCAGGTGCTCGGTCGGGTGGCGCCGGCACCCAGCCCACCCAATTCACAGCTCTGGACCTGCAGGCGAAGGCGGCCGGCTACCAGCCGGGCACGCAGGGCTATCAGGACTTCTTCAAACGCGCCAATGGCGAGCTGGCCCGGCAGTCCGGCGCTGCGATCCAGTACAAGGAAGTCGAGATCGACGGCCGCAAAGTGCTCGTCGCCGTTGACCCGCGCGAGATCGGCGCACAGGTTATCGGCGGTGGGCCGGCCTTTGGGTCGTATGCTGGCCAGCAGCCTACGGGCGCACCTGCGCAGCAGGCAACGCGGTTCACCGCCCCGAATGGCGAGGTGATCGACGTGTCGCAGATCCAGGACCCGCACGTACGGCAGCAGATCATGCAGAACCCGGAGGCCTGGGGCATGGTTCCTGACGGCAGCCAGGCAGCACTGCCTGCGAGCACTCAACAATCCGCATCCATTGCCGGCAACCCGTTTGCCAGCCGCAGGGCTGAGGATCAAGCCGCCGCCACCGAGGCCGCTAAGCAGCAGGTACAGCTGCAATACCTGCCGCAGGAGCTGGGCATGCGCAGCCAGTCGGCAGTGGATCAGGCCGTGGGTATTGAGCGGGGCAAGAGTCAGGCCGAGCGTGACGCGCAGGCGCCCAAGCGGATCCAGTCCTACCAGCAGGCGTTGACGGCATCAGAGAACGTCACTACGTCGATCGACAAGGCGCTTGGCATGATCGGCCCGATGAGCACTGGCTTCCTTGGTGCTCGCTCACGCGGCATCGAAGGCTCGCCGGCCTACAACCTGGCTGCAGAAATCGAAACCGTGAAGGCAAACCTCGGTTTCGACCGATTGCAGCAGATGCGCGACAACTCGCCGACTGGCGGTGCGCTGGGTGCGATTGCTGTTCAAGAGCTGGTGGCCCTGCAGTCCACCATCGCCAACCTGGATCCAAACCAGAGTGACGATCAGCTGCGCGCCAACCTCGGCCGGGTCAAAGAGCATTACGACCGCTGGAAGGCGACGGTACAGCAGGCCATTGCCGGTGAGCAGTCGCAGCAGCGGCAAGGGGCACAGCGACCGGCAGGGCGGAGCGGACAGCAGCCTGCAGCAGCGCCGACGCCGCAACGCGCCCGCAACCCGCAGACAGGCCAGGTAGTTGAACTCCGCAACGGACAATGGGTGCCAGTGCAATGACGATTCCGCCGCCCCCGCCGGGGTTTGAACTGGAGCCGATGGGGCAGGGTGCGGCCATGCCGCCCCCGCCGCCGGGCTTCGAGCTGATGAGCGACGACATCACCGACCTGCCGCAGGTCAATGCGCTGCCGCCGGACTTCTCTGGCGTCACCGCCACGGTCGACTCCACCGCTACTGGCCGGCAGGCCGATGGCTGGATGAATGGTATGGCACGCGACGTGGCGCTGGGCGGTCGCTCTGTGCTGCGTGGCGCCGGCAGCCTGCTGGGCATGGTCGGCGGCGATGCCTTCAACCACTACATCGCCAATCCGATCGAGCGTGCCGCCAGCCTGCCGCAGTCCGGCAGCTTTCGTGATGCCGGTGATGCGCTGGCCGACAAGCTGGGCCTGCCAAAGCCGCAGAACGGCGCCGAGCGCGTCATGGGTGACGTAGGCGAGGCCCTGGCTGGCACTGGCCTGACCATGGGTGTGGGCGGCAGTCTGACGGCCCTGGCCAACATCGGGCGCGGTGCATCGGCTGCACCTGTGGCGCCGAGCAGACTGGCCAGTCTGCTGACCACGCAGCCGACCATGCAGGCAGTCAGCGCTGCCGGCGGCGCAGGCGCGTCCGGCGCGGTGCGCGAGAGTGGCGGCAGCCAGGGCCAGCAGCTGTTGGCCGGCTTGGCCGGTGGCCTTGGGCCGAGCATGGCTACCACTGGCGGCAGCGCGCTGGCCCGCCTGGCCGTGCGCGGCACCGATGGTTCGCAGATGCGCAGCACGCTGGCCGACTTCCAGGCACTGGGTGCCCAGCCGTCTGTCGGGCAAGTCTCGGGCAATCGCCTGATCCAGGGTGCCGAGAACCTGCTGGCCGGCGGCCCGACCTCGGCTGGCGTCATGGGCCGGTTTGCCGAGCGGCAGGCAGAGGACATTGGCGGTGGTCTGCGCGCCGCAGGTGCAGGCCTGAGTCGGCGCAGTAGCGGCGAGGATGCCGGGCGGGCAATCCAGCGTGGCATCCATGGCCCGGATGGGTTCACCGCGCAGTACAAGGAAACCCAGCACCAGCTTTACGATGCCGTGGATCAGCACATCCCGGCCGGCACGGGTGTGGATCTGAGCAACACCCGGCAGGCACTGGCTGCGCTCAATGCCCCGATTGAAGGCGCGCCCAACACGTCCAAGCTGTTCCAAAACGGGCGAATCATGGGCATTGAGGGTGCCTTGAACAAGGATTTGGCAATCCCGACCGCGCCACAGCAGATGCTGGACGACGCACTGGCGAAGCTGGATAGCCTGTACGCATCGCGCAATGCGGCAACGCAGGATTCCGGGCGGTTCGCCGCCTACGCCAACGACCAGGCCAATGCCGCGCAGCGTTACTACCCGGTCGATGGCATGCCCCGGTTCCCCGCCCGCTATACGCCGGCACAGGCCAATGTGCAGCCCGGCTTGGACGCTGCCGGCGAGGCGGCGGACATTGCCCGTGGACGCGTGAGTAGCGCGCAGCAAATTGAGAGCACTCTGGGCGAGCTGCAGGCTGCGGCGGATGCAGCCGGCGGCCGGCTGCCGTATGAGGCCATCAAGAAGCTGCGCACGCTGGTGGGGGCTGAGCTGGACGATGCAGGACTGGCCAGTGACCTGCCGCGCTCCAAGTTCAAGGCTCTGTATGCCGCACTAAGCAAGGACCTTGAGGGCGCTGCAGCCGAGGCAGGCCCGGATGCGATGCAGGCGTTCCGACGCGCCCAT